CAAGGGGGAGGGTGGGTCAAATCTCTATGGGATAGGCCCAATAGACCGTCGCTTAGCCACTGAATTTCTAAACATAACCAAAAAGGCCGATATGGCAACCCGTGGAAGAAAGTCGTCTGCAGAGCTGGCGACCCTGTCTGCAGGTGTGTCCATCACGGTCACAAGACGGTTGGTGCCTGCGCTTCATCTCTCAAATTCTGAGCGCGTTGTTTGGCTTGAAATCGTGAACGATCAGCCAGCCGGTGCATTTACGGAAACGCACACCCATCTGCTAGAGATGTACTGTCGACACGTTGTGCAGTCGCGCATCCTGGCCGATGAGGTCGCAGCGTATGACCGGACCTGGTTGGCGGATGACGATGGACTCAAGCGTTATGACAAACTCTTGAAGATGGCTGAGCGTGAGACACGAGCAGCATCATCGTTTGCCACGCGACTGCGAATTACTCGTCAGGCTGTTGACCAGCAAACAATTGCACGCGCACAAATGAACGCCCCCAAGGGCAAGAAGCCCTGGGAGCTGACGCTGGAAGTATGAAACTTTCAGAGCGGACAAAACAAAACATCAAATGGATAGAAGACCACCTGCACGTCCCTGAAGGTCGCCTGGTTGGTCAAAAAGTAAAAATCAGTCCTGCTCAAAAGGAGTGGATGGAGTTGATTTACGGATCGCCGACCCGTATGTTCATCTGTTCGATCCCTCGAAAGAACGGAAAGACGAGCTTCTCGGCGATGTTGTTGTTGCTCCACCTGGTTGGCCATGAGTCTGTGCCCAATGGCCAGCTCTTTTCAGCAGCTCAGTCGCGTGACCAGGCTGCAATATTGTTTGCATTGGCAGCAAAGATGGTGAGGATGTCCTCATATCTGAGCGGATTTGTCAGCATCAAAGAGACAGCAAAGCAGTTGACTTGCCCCGAATTGGGCACGGTCTATCGAGCTTTGTCGGCTGAGGCCTCTACGGCTTTGGGTTTGTCACCTTCATTGGTGATTCACGATGAGCTTGGCGCTGTGCGTGGCCCCAAGTCTGATTTGTATGACGCGCTTGAGACTGCGGGATCTGCCCAAGTGGCTCCCTTGTCGATTGTGATTTCAACCCAGGCACCAGGCCCATCAGACTTGCTGTCAACGCTGATCGATGACGCATTGACAAAGTCTTACCCGACGATCAAGTGCATTTTGTACTCGGTCCCAATTGATGACGATCCGTTCGACAAAGATGTGCTGGCCAAAGCTCAGCCCAACTGGCATCTGATGAACCATGCTGAGGTTTTTAAGCAGGCCACTGACGCAAAGCGGATGGTCTCGCGTGAGAACAGCTTCCGAAATTTAGTCTGTAACCAGCGTGTCGAGTCAAAAAATCCGTTTATTACCCGAGGCGTTTGGCTAGACAACGCAGCAATTCCCGAAGACATATTGGGCCGAACTGTTTATGCGGGTCTTGATCTCTCCAGTGTTTCTGACTTGACCGCATTGGTCCTGGTCAGTGAGACAGGGGATGTCCACCCGACCTTCTGGTTGCCTGCTGACGGGCTCAAAGAGAAGGCCGGGCATGACAGGGTTCCATATGACATATGGGCGCGTGACGGGCATCTGCTGACGACGCCTGGTCGAGCGATTGAATATGAATACATCGCTGAATATTTGCGTGGCCTTTTTGACCGATGCAATGTTGCCCAACTTGCTTTTGACCGATACAACATGCGCTTTTTGCGTCCCTGGCTTGAGCGAGTTGGTTTCACAGAAGAAGAGCTCACTCGCTTTGTTGAGTTTGGACAAGGGTTCGTGAGCATGTCGCCTGCGCTTCGAGAGCTCGAAAGCCAGTTGTTGTCCAAAAAACTCAAGCATGGCAACCATCCTGTGTTGACTATGTGCGCGGCTAACGCTGTCGCCGTTGAGGGGCCAACAGCAGGGACTCGGAAGTTTGCGAAGGTTCAGGCGACAAGTCGAATTGACGGGATGGTGGCACTTGCGATGGCCGTTGGCGTTATGCCCAACGAGACCGTGGGGCCAAGCATCTACGAAACCCAAGAATTGAGGACGTTTTAATGGCTTTTTGGCAAAAAATTACCGACGGGTTGAGCCGAAAAAGCGCCAACCCAGACTGGGGAACTCTTGAGCGTTACCTTGGTTGGGCATTTGGCGGCGGTGTTTCAGCATCCGGCGTGGTGGTCAATCCACAAAACGCTATGCAATCTGCATCGGTCTATGCCTGCTTGAAGGTTTTAGCTGAGTCTGTTGGCATGCTGCCCTTGCGTATCTATCAAAAAGGGCCGAATGGTCAGCGCACCGTTGATGAAACCCATCCGCTTTATGAGTTGCTGCATGAACAGCCAAACGAATATCAGACTGCCATCGAGTTTTTAGAAATGATGGTGATGCACCTCAATCTCAGGGGCAATGCCTACGCCTACATCAACCGTACCAGCTCGGGTCGGGTCGTCGAGCTAATCCCATTGCACCCTGACTTTGTTACGGTGCTGATGGATAACACGAACACGGTTGTCTATCGAGTGGGAACAGAAAACGGTGCACAGACAACCATTGACCGCTCTCAACTGCTACATATCAAGGGGCTAACGCTCAATGGTTGGCTCGGTATCAGCCCTATTGCTTATGCGCGGGAGTCGATCGGACTGGCGCTGGCAACTGAGAAGTTCGGTGGCCAGCTATTTAAGAACGGCGCAAAGATGGGCGGCGTCTTGGAGCACCCCGGCAAGCTATCGGATGAGGCCTACAAACGGGTCAAAGAGAGCTTTGACCAGGCAACAAGTGGCGAAAACGCACACAAATCTGCTCTTTTAGAGGAGGGCATGAAGTGGTCATCCGTGACCATGAATGCCAATGACTCTCAGTTTTTGGAAACCCGCAAGTTTCAGCGCGGTGAGATTGCATCAATCTTTCGCGTGCCACCTCACTTGATCATGGACTTAGAGCGTGCAACCTTCTCCAATATCGAGCACATGAGCCTTGAATTCGTTCAATACAGCTTGATGCCCTGGCTCACTCGTATTGAAAAAGCGATCCGGCGTGACGTCTTCACCGCTGAAGAGAAAAAGAAGTACACCCTCAAATTTGATGTTGCAGCTTTGCTTCGTGGGGACTCGGCCAGCCGCTCTGCGTATTACGCAAGCGGCATCACAAATGGCTGGATGACACGCAACGAAGCACGTGGCATGGAGCACATGAACCCAATTGATGGCCTCGATGTTCCATTGATGCAACTCAACATGGCAGATGGCAGAGAGCCGCCAGAGTCACCAGAGTCAACCCCAGAACCCGTAAGCGATTCATCCGAACCTATGCAAGCGGGGATTAAACCTCAACCCCCTAAGGAGTAAACCATGACTATCACCACTGCAATCACCAACAGTTTCAAACTGGAAGTTTTACAAGGCATCCACCAGGCTGCTGACACCTACAAAATTGCCTTGATTGGCGCAGGCGCTGCTGGCACTTATGACGCAACCACCACCAACGTGGGCACACCAGGCACAGGCACACCCGCCTCCGACAACTTAGGGACAGACGAAGTTGTGGGCACTGGCTACACGGCAAACGGTGCAACCCTGGCTGACTACTCTGCAACTGAGACCGGCTCAGTTGCGCGTCTTGACTGGACATCACCCACCTGGGCTGATTCCACGATCAGCGCTATTGGTGCTGTTATTTACAACGCAACGCGCAGCAACAAAGTCGTGGCAGTGTTTGACTTCGGTGGAACGATCACGAGCACGTCAGGTCTTTTCACTGCAGCAATGCCAACTGTGGCTGACGGCACTAGCTTGATCCGCATCGCGTAATAACCATGAGCACCCTTGCTGATCGAGTCAAAGACCACACGTCGTCAACCGGCACGGGTGCCATCACGCTTGATGACGTTGCACCTACGGGATTTCGCACCTTTGCTGCTGCCTTTAGCAGCGGCTCTACGCTTGTCAATTACTGCATTGACGACGGGGTCGGAAATTGGGAGGTTGGAAGCGGAACCTTTAATGGCACCACAGGCCTCAATCGTGCTTCCGTTTTTACAAGTAGCAACAACAACGAGTTGGTAAATTTTGCGGCTGGCTCAAAAACAGTTTTTTGCACCGCGCCTGCATCAGTTCTTCTAACCAAAGACAACTTTCCTCAGCAGGCGCCAACAGCTTCTGCGCCAGCTTGGGTTAAAGGTGCTGTTTATTTCGACACCACACTCAATAAACTAATGTTTGGTGGGCAGTCAAGGTGGGAATTAGTTACAAGCTCGATGCAAATGGATCATGTCCGATTTGTTGCGCAAGGTGTTGGGTATGGAGGCGCCCTAATTCTGGGCAGTGTTCAAATGGTCGTTGGTGCGAGTAACGGTTCCGTTAGTGTAATTTTGGGCCAAGGTCCCCTCGGCATTACTTCAACCGATAACGTAACTTGGACACGAAATGAGTCTTTGACCACGGCGACTGCCAATTCTGGCTTTTCTGGGGAAGATGGGGATATCAATTGGAATGGATCGCAATTTTTAGCTGTCGCGGCCCAGACATGCGCCACCTCTCCTGATGGCCTTACTTGGACTAAAAGGACTGGTCTAAATACAGCTTCAGCAAGCAAATATTGGACTGCAGTCAATTGGAATGGTTCGCAATATCTAGCAGTTGCTGAAAACGGTCATGGTGCCACTTCTCCAGATGGAATTACGTGGACATCACGGACTGATTTAACTACCGCCCTAGGCGGCAGTCATGCATATGTAATTGCATGGAGTGGATCGCAGTATGTTGTTGCTGGGGCCGCCGGTAAATCAGCGACTTCACCTGATGGGATCACTTGGACGAGTCGAACTGGTCTTGTAACGGCCACTGGTGGATACGACATCATTTCAATGGCCTATGGTGGTGGAAATTACTGCGTCACTGCTAATAATCAAATAATCTATCGCTCCACTGATGGCATCACCTGGACAGGGTTGGTATCGACAGGGTGGAATTTTCCAGACAGAGTTGTGTGGGATGGAAGTAAGTTTATTGCCTCTGGGTGGGGCCATACAGCGACATCGACAGATGGCGCTGCTTGGACACAAGTTGGAACTGGCATCGATACCCAATATCGAAAAATGTTCACCTATGGAACTACCTATATTTCTGGCTCAAACACTGGCGGAAGAATTGCGGTTTCAACAGACAGTGGTTCAACGTGGTCATATCCCGATGTTGTCGGAGGTATTGCGGGAGCTCAAGAGGGTAGAGCAGTAATTTGGGATGGTACGAAATGGATAGTCTCAGGTGGAACGTCATCAACAACTCCATTCTTGATAAATTCTACGGATGGTGTCAATTGGGTTAAGCGTCCAAGTGCAGTGACTGCTTTAGGTGGAACTTATGCGTCTTTCGTTCTTGCTGCAAATGCGACTACAGCAGTTATTGCCAACGACGGTCCAGGACAAGGTGCAACTTCATCCGACCATGGCAACACTTGGACAGTTAATGCAGGAATTCAAGCGGCTATTCCAAACTCAGCGATTTTTGGAGCGGGTTGGAATGGCTCTCAATTTCTTATGGTTGGCGGTTTAGCAGCCGCGGCTAAAGCTATTACGTCTCCAGACGGCATAACCTGGACAAGTCAGGCGACAAACTTTGCGGCAGCTTTCAAAGGAGACCCATTGGCAGTTTGTTGGAGTGGCTCACAGTGGGTCGTGGTTGGATCACTTGGTAAATGCGCAACGTCGCCGGACGGTATTAACTGGACATCACAGACAGGGCTTTCAGATGCAATTGGCTTTAACACTCTTTATGCGATTGCCTCTAATGGGTTTTTGCTTATGGCGGTTGGGTTATATGGAAGATGCGCGACCTCACCAGACGGTGTGATCTGGACAAATCAGCTAAGCCTATCCATTCTTTTCGCATTTGGCAGTAACAGCGCGAATGCTGTTTGCTACAACGGACAAGGTTTTGTTGTTGCCGGAACTTCAGGGTCATGCGCTTATTCACCTGATGGGGTTGCGTGGTTACAAGTGCCAGAAATCAAAACAATTTTTGGGTCTGACCAAATTTACGCACTTGGCTGGAATGGAACAAAAATGATCGCTGTTGGTTCCAATGGAAAAGCTGCGATCTCAACGTGAATAAGCTGAATCAATAATGCTTGGCTTTCACACGATCGCGGGCGCACCCCTAGCGGGTGATTCGGGCAGCGTAGACGCAAGTTCGTTGCTGATCGGGGCAGTGTTGTCAACATCGCCAGGTGCTTTGCTCGGGCATGGTGCGGGTGTCGGGTTGCTGGCTGGCGTAGAAACTACTTTATTTGCAGGTGCTCAAGTTGGAATAGGCACCGCTCTGAGCGCGTTGACTGGTGATTTCGGTTCATCGCAAATCGGATTTTTAGCTGCCTCAGGCTTTGGTAATTCATCTTTGACAGGTGCAGAGCTTGGAGCGCAAGCCGGTGACATCACATCCAATGGCACTTCGCACGTTTCGTTGCCGAGTATTGCGATGACATCGGAAGCAGGCACTCAAATGGCCACAGGCACAGGAATCTGTGCATTGACTGGGGTGTCTGCTTCCTCGCAAATTGGTGAAGTCACGGCCTTTGGTTTTGGCCAATCGTCATTGACGGGTATTGAGATTCCATCTGAGGTGGGTGTTATTGCATACAGCGGCACTTCGCGCGTGTCGTTCTTGGTTTTTTCGCCGAGCGGTAAAATGATGCGCGCTAGTTGGTCCTGCCGGAGCGAGAAGAGAAAATAGCTTTGATCCTTGCGCAAGTCGCGTCCGCGCTTGAGGAGATAACGCCCTGAAGTGCCGAACTGAATTTTGGCTCGATGCGGTTC